GTTCATAATTGTTATTAATTCTTTCTTTTGCTATATTATATTTTATTTATTTCTCGTTTAACTTTTTCATAATATTTTATTTCATCAAAAGTAAATGAATGTTTTAGATGCCATAAAGAGTTTATTATCTCATCTACACAGATTAATGCGCATTGTTTAGCTAAACTAATACTCATCTGCTCTATTTCTACTCCTCTAACAATTCTGTACTTGTACTTATAAACCAACTCTTTTGCTTCTTCTTTTGGTTTCATAATTTTTTGTCTTTATATTCTTGCATCCATTCAGCCAACTTACTATTTACATCTGCGTAAACACCAAATTGTTTAAAATGCTCTTCTTGTTTATTATCTAAAAATTCCTTTGCTTCTAAACTCATAATTTAGTTATTTATATTACATCTTGAAATGTTGGAGGCTGAAATTCAATATCCGCATCATTTGGATACCTTTCCAAAATTCTTTGTACTATTTCATCTTGAGCTTTATCACTCATTTCAGTATTTATTAAATATCTGTCTCCGTTTACTATCATTGTTGTCATATCTATATTTTTATTGTTTGTTTTTACTATCGTTATCTATTGTTTTTATCTTTAGTGATGGTATATCTACTCATAAAATTCTTTTATTGTTTTATGGTGGTAACCCATAGCTTTAACTATTTCTAGCCATAATTCGTGAAGTTCATCTAGTTTTAAATCTGAATGGTCTACTTGTGTAGATATTTTCTTATTATAAAATTCTAATGTAATCTTTAAAGGTTTGTTGTGCATATCTATTTGTTTTATTGATTGTTTTAATCTATTTGTATTTACTTGTGTAGATAGTAAATATTCTGTTTCATTCATAGTTTTATATTTTAGTCTAACAAATATATAAAAGATTTTATTAACTACAAAAAAAAACCCATCTAAACAAATAGACGGGTAAAAACTAAAACTAAATATGAAAACTTCGTTAGAAGAATTACAAATATAATCAATTTTATTTAATAAAGTTAAATTTCATGTAATTCTTTAAACCTTTAAAAGATTCGTTTACAAAACCTCTTCTACCAAGTTTAAAATTATTCTTTATCCAATTAGAACTAGGTGATAAAGCTGGATAATTAAAATAATAAAAGTCATCAGAAGTACATATATCAAACAAAGCTTGGTGAGAATCACCTTTTTTGAATATAACTAAATCAGAATTTTTATATATTTTATTTTGTTTACAGTACTGATCTATTTTTTCAGCTCCTTTTAAATCTAAATGAGGCTTAAAACCAAATTTTAAAGATTTGTCATCTTTACCATGAGTAATGATAAAACAAATATCATTTACAAAATAATGATTTATAAATTTTCTGTGATTTGTTACCGTTACATTTGTAAACTGTAATTCTGCAATTTGTTTGAATGCTTCATTAACAAAATAACCAAAGGCACCAGAATGATTGTCATTACAAATATTATTAAAATGTATTTCCTGGTAATTATCAACTAATCCGTAAAGTATTTTTAGCTTAAATTCTAAAGCAGCGTCAAAACATTCCTCATTAGTCATGTTCTGAGGCAAAGAATGTCCGCCCCTAGTTGTTTGTGCATTGAAACCATCTAATAAGTCGCCTAGTTCATCAACGTATAAAATAGTGCTTTCTTGCTCTTCTAGAGTTTTTTCTATTACAATATTAGCAGATTTAAATAATTCTTCTTTATTCCATTCTTTTGAGTACATTGTATTATTATCTATATCTGTATCCATTCCGATATGAACATCAGTAATAGTTAAAGTATCAAAATCTTTAGATCCTTCATGTTTTTTTACTTTCTTTTGTTTTATTGGTTTAATGTACTTTTTAATAATACTCTCAAAATCAAAAGATTCAACAACTTCTGAAGGTGTTTCTTTTTTTGGTGCATATTGAACCCACTGTTGACCCGTTGTTTTAGAAGTGCTTATTTTTATAACCTCAAAATCTTCTGGTATATCAATTGGTTTAGATTGTAATTTTTCAACAGTTGAAACTATTTCACCGTCTTTATCAAACTTTTTTTGTGTTTCTACAAATTTACGTTTGTTTGGTTTAGTTCTTTGTCTTAAAACAAAATCCCATTGTTCTTGAGTTAAGTAATAACGAGCTTGTTTTCTGTTAGCTTCGTTTTCTTTTACTTTTAAATTTAATATTTCTGCTTCTTTTTTATTTAACCATTTTACTATCTTATTCATGTTTTTTTGTTTTTTGTTAATATTAAAATAGGGATGCTATTTAAACACCCCTATTGCATTAATTAATTAAAAAGGTAAATCACCAGCTTCAACTTGTTTAGGTTCGTTAGTGGTCGTCTCTGATTTTAATTTCTCGATTCTCCAGGCTGACAAACTTGTAAAATATTTATCTTTCCATTCGTTTGTGCCAATGTTAAAAGATACTTTTACATTATCGCCTTCTTTTTGGTATTTAGTAAGATTTTCAACTTTTTCTTGTCCAAATACTTCAAAACAAAATATTTGTTCTTTACCTTCGTAACCGTCTTTATTAGATACAATAAAACTTTGTTTTTGCCATTCGTTACCGGTTGATTTAGCTGTACCGCTTTCAATTGGTAAAATCTTTTTAATACTTCCTGTAATTGATAATTCACTCATAATTTATTTATTTAATTTAGTTATTATTATTATTTATTCTTATTCTTTCAATTTCTCGCTCTAAATAATCTTTAGCTTTTAATAAATCTTGTAGTTCGTCTTTCTTTTTTCCAGCCCTACAAATATACTTTAAAATATTTCCTCTTGAAAAGTTGAGGTTAAAATCATTTATAACGTCTATAACATCGTAATCCTTTCCGTTGTCATAATGTATCTGAGTTGCTCTTTTCATAATTTAATTATATCTATTTATGTATAATTCACAAAGTTTTGTTGCTTCTTTTTTAGCCTTAACTAATTTTTTAAATTTCGGATCTGTTTTATAAAGTTCCTCAGTATTGCTAATGTGTTTAAAATCTATAACATTTACAATTTCTCTAAACTGCAATTCAAAATCAATTAACTTTTCAGCAGTTATTTTAAAAGTTGTGTTTATTGTAACTATATCTGTTGGCTTCATGATAATTTAGCTTTTAATTCATCTTTTAAAGAAACCATTGCAGACTGTTCTGTTCTAGTTAATCCAGTAAATACCGCAGCCAATTCTTTTAACGTTTTACATTCTTTTAATTGTTCAGACGGTTGTTTTCTTTGTGGTTCTTCGGGTAAATCTTCACCAGCGTAAATATAAAGCCCTAAACCGTGTAATGCAATGGCTTTTACTGTGCATCTTTGAATAGCCTTATTAACGTCCATCATGTTAACTTTTTCAGCCGGAATAGATGCGTTTCTAAAATCCATAACAGGTAAATAATTAATATGCTCTAAACCTTCAATAGTAACACCTACTTTTACAATAACTCCAGCTTTAGAGGCAAAATAAGGCATGTTAGTATTCTCGTCATGATATACTTTAGAGGTTGCAGTTGGTGAAACTTTTTTTAATTCAGCCCAAGCAAATGACCAGGATAAATAAGTAAATTTACCTTTTTTTTCTGTTTTACTGTTTACGTTTACTTTACTTAGTTTTTCAAATATTTCCATAATTTAATAATTTAGTTTTTCAAATTTAATATTAATTTATTTATCGTGCAAATTTTTTAACATTATAAACATTTCAGAAGCTGTGTAATTTTGTGCTTCAATACAACTATCAAAGTGTTTTTTTGTTTTCTGAGTTCTGCCTTTATGCGTGATTGTGCCAATATATTTACCTTTATTTTTTATAACATTTACAAAATAACCCCTTCCCTCAACTATATTAGTCATTTTAATAAAATCCGGTAATCCTAAATACTTATCGTTTTTTTTCATGTTGTTGATTTACTTTCAAAAGCTATAAAACCTAATTCATTTAATTCCTTTAACCTATATTTTTGCAAAGGCTTTAAAGTATCATTTTTTTCTTTACATTCTATAAATATAGGTGGCTCACCTTTTTTTAATGCTAATAAATCCGGGATGCCATTTTTATTGGTTTTGATTAAATTTATAAC